ACTCAAGCCATCCTAGATTTAAGGGAGGAACTATCTTACGACAGATCCTCCCAGAAAGTAAATAATAAATTAATTAAGGCAGATAATATTAGACTGAAGTAATTATCCGTCTGCGAGTCGTTGGAAGTAACTCAGAGTATCATCTTCTTCATCAGCATTATTAGAAGAAAGATCGGTCAGTTCTTCTTTCATTGACTGAGGAACTGAAGGTGCTGGTTCTGCACGATTCTCACTACGGAATTGTTGTTCTTCTTCAACAGTCTCTTGATCTTGAAAACGAGGAGTACCTTTGATTCCAAGAACATAATCTAGACGAGTCCTGAGCTCATCATAAGACTTGAACTGATCAGGAGCAACAATGGAAGTCAATGAATACTCTTTCTTCCATAATTCTTCCATAGCATCATCATCGTCCAGAAGAGGTTCTTGACGTGCGAACTCAGAAGAGTCATAGTTCCAATATCCTGCGACTTTCTTGATCTTCAGTTTGAAGTTGGCACCTTGCCAGAAGTCGAAAGGATTGATTGGTTCTTCGTCTTCAAACTCAGGTTGCATTGCAGCAGTGATCTTATCAAAGATCTTCTTACCAAACTTGAATAGGAATACTTTACCTTCGTTATCAGGATTGACTGGATCCTTGACAACATAGATGTTACTATAATATGACAGTTTACGCTTTTGCTTACGAGCAATATCTTTATCAGACTCTAGGCCACTATTCCAAAGTTGAGAGTTGTGCTCAGATACTGGATCCTTTTGACCGAGAGTGGTAAGAGAGTTCTCAATGAACCAACCACCAGTACCTTGGAATGCGTGAGTGTATAGCTTTGCCCATGGTAGATCTTCACCATCGGGAGCAGGAAGGAAACGAATAACGGCATAACCGTTACCTGTTTTGTCTAGTTGTGGTTTCCAGAGACGATCGTCTCCTGAAGAACCAGTTTTGTTCATCTTCTCAATCTCTTTGGTGAGTTTGGAAGTCAATGAACCAAGGGATGATTTTTTCTTTAGATCGGAAAAGGACATTGGATTTGGCTTGTGTACGTTTAGATTATAGGATGGGTTGAGTCAGGTGTCAAGTTCTTTCTTCGCTTGTTCTAGGTATTGATGCATTTCGCTAAAGACGAGGTTAACGTCCGTCTCTTCAAAACCCATAATTCTCACGAATTGTTCAATTTGTTCTCTGCGTTCAATTGCTGCTGGATCATCACTTAATGACATACGAGTATACATTATTTTTTGGGCTTCGATTAACTCCGCCATTCTTTCAAGATGTTCTCTTTTGTCATCATAATCAAAATCATTATAATTGAACGCACCATCAAACACCTCAGATTGGAGGCGTTCGATGTTATCTAGTCCTTCTCGGACAAATTCAGAATTCATAAAATCGCTCATTTTATACCTCGACCCTGCACTATTTAGATAGGCAATTTTGCTTTTGATGTCTTCTTCATAAAGTTCAAACGAATTGCATCCCACTTCAATTTTTCTTTTAGTGGCTTGGTAATTAGTTTTGAAATTGTATCAACTTCAATGTTATTTTTCTCACAAAAAAATACAATTGCGTCGATATAATTAATCTTTTCCTTAAGAACAATCTGTTCAATCTCTTGGCAGAATTTTTCAGAAGTAATGAATTTTTTTTCTAACTCTTTTTTTAATTCATTTTTCATTGTATCTCCGTAGATATTCACCCAACATATGGATGTATTTGGCTTTGTCGTATTCTTCATAAACTTCGCATTCCCCATTTTCGCATGACATGATAATTACAAACTTCTTCACTATTATACCAGTAAGCTCGTATAACATGCAAGCATATGCAGCACATTGTACGAAGTATCCATCTACCCAGCTTCTGGGTTTTGGTGCCTTGCTTGTCTTAAAGTCGATAATCGCTAACTCAGGTTTGCCTGACTCACCAGTATACTCTGCTATACAATCTACTGTTCCAGCGACTTTAAGATTCATACTATATAGTCTCTTTTCAAGACCGTGAATATTGTCTATATTGTTTAAATCTGGTTTTGCAACCTTAAACAACATCTCTGGAAGTGGATTTACTTTTGGAAGAGATTCATTTTTTAGATAATGTTCAGTCAAAGTGTGCATATCAGTGCCACGACTGGATGATTTTCTAAGAATTTCGTTTGCTACCTCATTACCAACTTTTTTTCTCCACTTAGCAAATTTGTCTCGGTTAATCCAGCTCAACACTGAAGTAATCGAGACAAACTTTACATCTTGGGTGTTAGGTACAACATAGTGTCTAACACCTTCGATTTCTTCTCTTTCTAGTTCATTAACGAAAGGAATATCAATATGATTAAACATTACAAATTAGAGTCTAGTTTAGCAAGTAAATATTCTTTAACGATACCAGATCTTACAATATCGTCAACACCAAATTCTACAAGATCAAATGATGGCATCTTTCTAAGGATGCTCATAAAATCAACGATTCCATTTTTCTCATTAGTTTTGGTAAGATCAGTTTGAGTGGCATCACCACAGAAAATAATCTTACTATTTTCACCAACGCGAGTGATAATAGAGTCTAATTCGTGAAAGTTTAGATTCTGAAATTCATCAATGATGAGAATTGCATTATCAAAAGTAGTACCACGAATAAAAGATGTACTCCAGAAACTTACAGTTTCCTGAGCTTTGAGATTGCCATACAGCATTTCAAAATCTGTGTCTGTAGGCATCTCGAACATATATTTTACCATATTCTTATAAGGAATCTGGTAAAGAGAAGACTTATCTTCATGATCTCCTGGTAAGAAACCAATCTCTCTAGTCGCAACTAGAGAACGAACGACATAAACTTTCTCGTAAGGTGTGACTTCGTTTAGAACATCTGCGAGTGCATTGTAAAGAGCAATGAACGTTTTACCAGTTCCAGCACATCCATATGCAACCAAATGTTTTCCTTCATCATACGAATCAAAGAATTTTTTTTGATTGTCTGTGAGCGGATTGATTGCAACCATCAAGTCTGAGTTGATAGGTTTTTTACGCTTCATCTGCTTGGCAGTGAGGCCAGCACCAACTGGTTGATGAGATGAGTTCTTTCTCTTTTTTGCAGGCATAAGTTGAGGTTTACTAGATTTTCTTGACGTTTGAACCAGGCATCTTCGATGCTTTATGGAGCACGTCATTCCAGCCTGGATTTCTGGCGACTAATTTGTTGCGCCACTCACCAACTTCCCCAACACCAGGGCAGGTGCTAGGATCTGAATAATCTCTTGACCAATCGGGATGATCTATTCTCCACTGGTCCCATTCATGTATACTCATTATCACTTCTTTTGTCTCACCCGTTTTAAGGTGAACAACTGGATATGTTGCCATAAATTAAAATCCCAACGAAATTATTTAGTATGACTAACCCAACCAAGTGCTTCGGATATTACAGGAAATTCTCCTGCAAAAACACACATACACTCTTTGGCAATATCCATATGTTCTTTCTGAGTACCATTAGCAGATCTCAGATCGATATAATGAATCCATGAGCGAATTGATCCACTCATGTAAATTTTTGTGGGTACGGCCAAAGGAAGCACAAAACGAGCACATTCCTTTGCCACACCATGATCAAGCATAGTCTGATATAGATCCATTGCAGAAGCAAAATGCCTCTCAATAGCAATCTCAAACTCTTGCTTATGAAAAGCATCCAAATCATCAGTAGAATTCTGACGATTCTTAGTATCTTGACGACGTAAGTCTGGCAGAGGAATCTTAGTTGCTAGCATAGAGCTATCAGCATACCGTTGAGAAAACTCTTGGAATGTAAAAGACCTATGCCTCAAGATTTGAGCCGCAAGTCCCCTGGTCGTACTGATCTCAAGAGTCATGTATGCTTGTTCAAAAATACTCCAGTGCTTATGATTGATGCAGTATTTAAGAAGACCAGCGATCTTTTCGTTCTCTTGATTGTTGGGGTTGCTTACACGGGCACAATATGCAATATTTTTCTCTGCATCAGGAGTAACAGAGATCAGTTTAACATGATTCATTCTTAAATTGTTTACGACATTTTTTTACTTCTTTGAGTTCATCCTTAATCATCTGATAAGCATCTTCAGGTGATAGTTTACGTGCCATTTCCATAGCAGTGATGATCTCGACTCTTGTTCCAAAATGTTTGAGTGCTTCCTCAAAGTCATTCAATTCTTCGTACATCTTAGCACATTTTCAACGTTTTTTCTTCTTTTCCTCAACGGGTTTATACCCCCAAAGTTTTGGTGTGATAGTTCCACTTGACCATGAAAATCTCACAAACCCCTTTCCAAACTTATCATAGTACATATCAAATAGTTTGGATTCTTTTTCAGCCCTGGTGATATCATAATATGATTCACCATCAACTTTAACCTCTACTAAAAACGCATCTGTAGGAAGACTCTTGTCGTTTGCATCAGATGGACTACAATCCGTTTGTAGAATTGTACATCCATATCTCTTTCTAGTTAGAGATTTTTCTTCATCAGTCCATGTCATAAATTCAGGTTCTACCTCCCCATACGATGTCCTCGAAGGCTTCGGCAATAACGTTTCTTGTAACTCTGTATTTGCTTCCAATGTTTTTATCCTTTACTAAACACAGTAACTCTGCTTCATCTTTGTGGAGAGATTCAAGCAATTCAATGAAAAGTGCCTCACGTCTAGTGCGAGTGAGATCTACATTTCCCCCTTCTACAAAATTAGGAAGCATTCTTTGATTGCTGCCAAGACGAGAAATGCCATCACCAATAGGTTTATCATTTTCGGTGTATGGTACTTTACCTTCTGGAATAGCACTCTTGATAGATTCATCAAAATTCCAAATAAGTAAAGAAACTAAAGCAGGATTACGATACTCCTTAAGAATATCCACTTTTGCTGCTTTAGTTTTTGCGCTTGATACAGCTTGTAAAATTTCAGATTGTAGCGGGTTTGGTGGTAATTTTTTAGCCATAATTAAACTCCATTTTTAGTCGGTTTCTTCTTCGTCTTCAAATCCATTTTCAAAACGAAACGCAATCAATTGATCTGGAAGGATACCACCTTGTTCGTCATACATTTCTGGATGTAGACCTTGAGGAATATTAAATGATATAACATTTTCTCTTATAATCCATCCAAAAATAAATCCTGTAAGAAAGGCACCAATTAAGATGAATGTTCCTAAAACAAGCGAGACTGCTAACATGATTCCTCTCCTAGACTTTATGTTTTTTTATATCAAAAGAAAATGCAAAATTAATTGAGATTTCTCTTTTGAACAATCTAAATCCTTGTTTAAGATTTAGATTAAGTAATTGCTTTGATTTTTTGACTCCGTTGAGGATTAGATCTACGCCTCTATTTAGTGGTATATCAGAGGATGTTCTGCTCTCGGAAGTATTTGAGTGTTTCACTACAGCCTCCAATATTTTGTCCATTAATAACTACTTGTGGAAAGGTTTTACCCTCACCAAATTTGCCATAAAAATCCTCTGGAGTGAAGTCTACACCAAGAGTATAGACCACATGCTTCTGTTCTGTCAAGTCAAACACTTGTTTAATCTTCTGACAGTGTGAGCAGTTTTCTTTTGAATAAACGATGAAAGTCATTAAAAAATCAATTCGATTGGACATATATATAACTGAAGACTAATTGAATTTCACTAGTAAAAATGAGTATTATAAAATTTAAGAGCAAAAAAATTCATCATGTCCACATTCCAAGGTGTGGTGGAAAATATATTTGTAACTTGTTTTTGGCTAATTCAATAACACCAACACAATGGGAAGTGCAGTCATGGCCTCCTTTTGAATATTTTACCAGAATAGAACTGGAAGACGAGGATAATTTACAATTTCAATGGGAAGAATATAGGGGAATTAAAATTCAGTTGATTCATCGCGAATACTATGAAGAAATGAGTGAATTTGATAATTGTACTCATAAATTTGCAGTAGTAAGAGATCCATGGAAGAGATTTATTTCATGTTTGGGAATGGTTTGTTGCCTACCATCAAATGATTATAATCTTCATAGAGTTTTAGAAATGATCTCTGAGAAAGAAGGATTTGATAAATTTATGAGTATGGCAACTAAATCTTTTGGATATCAAACGAATATACTTAGACCTCAACACGAATTCTTGACTGAAGATGCTCTTCTTTGGAGATTTGAGGATGGTTTTGATGAACCTTTCATTGATTGGATTAATGAAAACTTCAATATTAAATTGATAGGAAAAGATTCTGAAGGAAATCCTGTCGTCAACGTTGCTGACATTGAGAACGGGGAGATGGGTTATATGAAGAAAGAAGAGGAGATGGCAAAGGCTGCAATTCCAGATACCCTTGAAGGATTTGTGAGAGAGTATTATGCCAAAGACTATGAACTATTAGGTTACTGAAGATTAAAAGGTTGTTGATCTGACTGGGGTAGATATTGCTGAATTGGTATTTTTTGACCTCTTGGATTCAAGACTGTAAAATATCCTTTCATGATTATTTGCCGTACATATGATTTCCGTAAACTAAAGTATTCATACCTGTATTAAAGAAGATATCTAAGGCATCTCCTTTTCTAGCAGCGATTGGTTTTCCACCCTTATTTAAGGAGGTATTTAAAAGCATAGGAATGCCTGTAATTTTATAAAACTCTTTAATTAGTTTATAGTAAACCCCATTTGATTCATTTACTGTTTGAGCTCTACATGTGCCATCAAAGTGAGCAATGGCAGGATATTTTTCTGGTTCCAATAATTTCATGACAAATAACATATATTCTGAAGGACCTTTCCAGTCAAAGTAATTAGATACTTCTTCTTCAAGGACAGATGCACCAAATGGTCTATACCACTCTCTATTTTTCACTTCTTCGTTAATCCAATACTTACCGTCAGGGTGAGCAGGATTCATTAATATACTTCTATTACCTAAAGCTCTGGGTCCGATCTCACCATGACCTTGATACCACCCAACAATATGATTATTTGCTAAATGCTCTGCAGTTTCTCTGATGGTTTCATCATCAGGTTCAGTTGGTGGAGCTTGATCATCTTGCCAGAATGGAAATCCTGTTCGATCAAACTCTTCTTGATCATATTCTTGTCTTAAAAATTCTACCGCACCAAGACTAATACCAGTATCATTAGTGTGAGGTGGTATTACTAATCCTGGAATTTTTTCTCTAATTTTAGAGTTAATAACAGTATTTAAAGCAACTCCTCCACTGTAACCAACATTCTCGTATTGGTTATTGCATTTAGAATCAAAATAATTTGCGAAAATATTTTCAGAAGCTTCATGTGCAACAGACACTGCATCTACGGCATCTTCAAAGTCTAACTCTAAGAAACAACCAGTTGACCAAACATGATCAAGATCTGTAATATCTAATTGTGATAATGCATCAATAATTCTTTTTCTTTTTTCTGGGGTATAGTGATTAGTGATTCCTCTTAAAGCCATCAACTTTCCAGCAAGGTCATCTTTGACCCCATTGATCTTCATTGCCATGGCAACTTCTGCCATGATAACTCCTAAACTTCTTAAATCATTCTTATTAGTGCAAGCACCTCTATTATAGGTATATCCCCATTTAGAGTCAATAATTTGATATGTTGAGTGAGTAATAAAATCATCACCAAACCCATCAAAAATAAAATGATAGTCTATTTTCTTATCTAAAGGCCACAAACTCAATGCATGAAGAAGGTGATGATCAACTCTCCAGATTGGGCAGTCAAATCCAATAAAGTCTATTTCTGGAATTTCAATTTTTTCTGAAAGAACGTCATAATCTGTTTCAATATCTGGATGCAAATATCCATCAAATGAAATACAGATGGCATCAATATCTTCAACTTTCACATTCCAACGATCTAGGAGATATACCCAGGTTGTTAAATCATTTGAGTACCCATAATGCTTAATTTGCAAATCTCTTGCAATTTCACAATATTTTACTTTGGTTCCATCTGTATAGGTTACATTGGCACCATGTTCATCTAATCGTAATCCAATAAATTTCATGTTTCAGTTTTATTATCCAAAATTTCAACATCATTCCAAGAATGAGGAAAAACCAAAAGAAGTGGTTCACCTCTACCTGGTGCTGCTGGTAATCTGA